TACCCTGCTCCATATCGGCTGTTCCCAGCGCTTGCTTGGGATCGGTTCGTATTTGGTTTCTGGCAGCAATGCCGAAACCGTCCAGGACTTGTAGTCGGCGGCGAGGTACTTTTCGGTTTTGATGTTGCGGGCGGTGTAGCTGAGGATTAACTGGTTTGCTTCTTCGGTGGTGCAGTCTGAGTGGTGGAACCAAGTCATCGGCATGATTTTGCCCTCAATTTTTTCCTCTGAGCGATGACTTCCGGATAATCCCGCCTGAGAGTGGCGATCGGAACGTGTACGCTTATGCCCTGCTTGCAGCAATACTTCATGACGCTGCATTTAGTTCGCTTTAGCTGCCGGGCTAATACCTCAACAGGGACTTTGCGGGAAACACGTAGCAGGTACTCAGTTTCCTTAGGGGTATAAGGTGGTTTGTTGGTCATAGCCTGACCTCACGGAGAAGCTTGTCCAGCTGATAGAGGCTGCTATGTTCCCGGCACTCGTCGAAGATTGAGGGTTCGCTTTCCTCTTCCTGAACCACTGGCCGTAATACCGGCTTCGACAGATGAGCGTGATTTGCTATCTGGCGCGCTGAAGGCTCGGTTGCCGTGTATTCCGGGTTGAGTTTGATGCTGGTGTCTTTGTTTTTACCCAGCGTCAGCACTTCACCCCTTGCAACCATTCTTGCAAGTGCACTGCCACAACTGGCGCGGTGATAACCACTGCGGGTCAGATACCGGTGAAGCTTGCCGGAAGGTATGAACCCAGACTGGCGGCGAAGAAAATCGATAATGCCTTCTCGTACTGTCATGCTGCTCTCCTGTTGGTTTCTCCCCAGCGCTGCGCCCATTCAATGCGCATACGGGATTCCTCGCTGAATTTGACGCCCTGCTCAGTGCCGAACCAGTAGATTGCCTCGATAACGTCAACCATCTGACCAACCCGCATCTTGCTGGTTCGCTCGCCAAACATCACGACGCCACCGCCGATGCCAGGCGCTGTACGCTGCTCTTGCTTTTTTGTCTTAGCGACCAGGGCAGTGATGAGGTCTTTCCAGTCGTCCTCTTCATAGCGCTCACCGAACCAAACGACTTGCACAGCAAGGTCATGTAGCAAAGGCCACATTTTCCGGTTCTGTGAGAGAGTTCTTTTGGGTGGGGACACTTCAACTTCGAATGGTTTGGACTGGTCTAACGGGAGGGTTTTGAGCTGTTCTATCAGGTTTCGTCGTACCTGCTCGTTTCGCAGGAAGAACGTTTGTTTGTCCATCGGTTTACCTCCGGGTGTTCTGCTCCTGCAACTTAGCCAGGCTGTCTTCCGCCTTCAAAATCACATCGTTGATGGTCATCAGGCTGTGGCCGCCAAGAACAAGCACCTTCAGCAATGTCAGTGCATCCTTCACGCCTTGTGCGTGGTCGGGGCGTTTGAGTGGGATAACTTCAGCTGTCATTTTGAGGCTCCTTCATGCTGAGAAGAACGTAACCGGGAAGGTAGGCGCCCACATCAGCAACATGGGTTATTAGGCGGGTACATGCATCGCCGGTATATTCACCATTCCATTCCATGAGAATTAGCTTGTCACCGGCTTGGTAATCTCTGTCAGCCTTGCGAAGCTCAGCCAGCTACAAGCCGTCCAGCACTGGCAAAAAATGCTCTGGCAGAATTTTCAGCTCATGCGTTTTCATCACTCTTCTCCATCTCAGCGCGGGTGTTCCAGGCGGCACGGTAGGCTTCCCACTGCTTTTGCCTCAGCCTAGAGATAGTAATTAACCCCAGCCCTTGGGATTTCATTGCGATCGCTCTGCACATAAACCACTCTTCAAACTTCGCCCTGCATAACTCTTCAGTCATGATTGCTCTCCAGAACAAGTCCGGCAGGTGCCGGGATTACCTTCAACGTTCCACCGTCGAATTCCTGCAAAATAGGAAGTACGAAATTCACTTCTTCGCGCTTAAGTGGTCTCTGTACCAACTCTCCACTTTCAAGTTCAATCAGTACTATCACGTTTTTTGGTTTGGACTTCATATCACTCTCCTCCCTTACGCGCTGACTGGCCTGCCAAGTAACCTGCTTCCCATATTGCATACGCTTCATCGATAGGAAGAGGCCCGTCGTAATGGTTTATGAACCACTGAAAAAATTTAGTTCCGATGCTCATCAGAAGCCCCCTGCTTTTTGCTGTTTTCCATGCTGCTGCTGACGGGAATCACGTTCCGCGCGCGCCGCTGCCTGGTCCATGTCGTAGATAGCGCCATCCTTCTGCATGCACAGGACGGTGCCGCTGTTGCCGTGACGGTTAAGCCTAAGGATCAGCTCAGTTTCGCTTGGTGGCACAGAATCGTCATAAGCGCCTTCACGGTGGATTCCCACCCAGTAATCACAGTCCTGCTCAATCTGGCCTGTGTCACGGGAGTCGCTAGGCAGTGGTCGCTTGTTGACGCGCTTCTCCAGTTCACGGTTCAGCTGAGTAAGCAGGACAACTACACATCCCAGTTCTTTGGCGAGGTTCTTCAGTCCCTTTGTGATCATCCCGTATGCCAGGTCATTGCGATCTGCTTTCTCAGCGGTCATCAGGGTGAGGTAATCGACCAGAATCATGCCCACGCAGCCTTTCTGCCGCTTCACTTTGCGGGCTTCAGCTACGATATGAGCCAGTGACAGGCCGGGGGTGTCGTCGATGTACAGCATATCCTGCTCACGCAGACGGTTAGCAGTGGCGATCGCCTTACCAAAGTCCTCGTCATAGTTGCCCTGATAGGTGTCATCGGCATGGTCAGTGGCCGGCATGTAGAAAATGCTCGGGTTAACGCCGGACTTTTGCCCTACCAACTTCTCCAGAATCTGGTCAGAAGGCATTTCCAGGCTGAACATCAGCGATGGCTTGTTCTCACGGATAGCGCAGTTGATAGCCATCTGGCTGTACAGCGTGGTTTTCCCCATCTTAGGCCTTGCACCGATGACAAACAGGGAGCCTTTCACCAGTCCTTTCGGTGCCAGCATGCGGTCCAGTGATGGAATACCGGTACTCAGGCCGCGAGTTTCACCGTTCGTATCGAAGCGCTTCTCCAAATCCACTACCCAGTCATCCATAACCTCGCCAAACGAGCGCAGGCCACGACGATTGCCGGTCTTGGCATAGTCGCTAATCTGGCTTGTCAGGCTGTTAACCGCTTCGAGCTTGTCCGTGGCGCTCAGGGTGCTGCGGGTGTAGAGCATCTCAGTGGCTTCTGTCAGCTTCTGGATGGCGTAGCGCTCCATCGCCCTGTCACGAATGACCAGCGCGTAGTTCACGATGTTTGCAGCCGATGGGGTGTTCTTGCTCATTTCAGCCAGGTATGCAAAGCCGCCTGATTGCTGAAGTGTGGATCGGGATTCAAGCTCATCAGAGAGGGTCAGCAGGTCGATAGGCTGGTTTCTCTTCAGAAGGTCACGCATTGCCTCAAATATGGCGCCGTGTGATTTGTTGTAGAAGCTCTCCGGCTTCAGGATTGCCATAACTTTCTGGCTGCGTTCTTCTCCGCCGTCCAGCATCAGGCCACCCAGGACAGCCTGTTCAGCGTCAATGCTGTGTGGGGGTGTCAGGTATGATTCACTCACAGGCAGTTCTCCCGGGTTTTGGTAAGCGTCTCGCTTCTCAGCAGGTAATCGAAGTTTGCAGCCCAGCCAGTATCATTGGCACCGAAGTAAAACGGCTTTGCTCTGCACATGAAGGCACTGAAATATTTCTCAGCAGCATCGACCGTTGGCTCTGCAAGTTCGCTAAGCAGGCGCTTGATATCCCGCTTACGCTTGGGATTGAGTGATTCAGCATTTGGAAGTTTGTCACCAACCGAATTGTTATAGGCATTCATCACAGCCTGATATGGGATTGGGTTGGATTTCTTGCGAGGCGATAAGTCATCGTGAGATGACATATCATTATCGTTAGATAATGATTTATTAGTTATATTGTTAGTTGTGGGAATCTTCTGGGAATCTTCTGGGACAACCTTCTCTGGAAGACGCGCCACATCTGCGTTTGGCCTGGGAATCTTTTGGGAATCTTCTGGGACAATTTCTCCCTGATATTCACCGTATTTTGAGATGGTAATTACAGTGAATTTACCTGGCGATGCGGTCTCAATCATCCCCAGCTTTTTGAACTTCTTCAGCAGGTACTGAACCCGATTTGGTTCGATCCCTGTCTCGCTAGCCAGGGTATTGCGACCGGTAATAAACTGGCCGCGCTGCAACTGGATAACCCCATACTCTGTTTTTACAGCCGCCTCTGTGTAATTTGCTGACATGATCAGATGAACCCACAGATGAACAGCTTGAGAATCCTTTCTGTAGAACTCCGTCTCCTGTATTTTTCTGTGCAGCAAGGTAAACCCCTTACCGACCTCTTTCGGCGTGTCCTGTGAGCGTTTTGCCTCTCTAGCTTTGGCTAAACTTCTGACGTTATTCATTTACCCTTCCCCTTAGGCTTGAGCTCTTCCAAAATCCACTTCAGCTTTTCAGCAATGGAAGGATGCAGTGACTTCAGGTACTGATCGCGGGTAATTGATTTGTGTGTTTGTGCCTGGCAAACATGATGTTTCTTTGGCATAATTACTCCTGTGAATTGATCCAGTCTTTTCGCATCAGGCCGCAAAAGAGTTCCCGCTCTCTTGCGGCTTTTCTTTTGTCATTTCCAGCTGCAGCCGAGAATATTCCAACTGTATCCAGATCAGATGCCGGTAGTGTTCCAACGGCATTTTCCGTTCTCCAGACATCACAAAATCCTCTACACCGCAGGCGGCGAGAGTTTCCATGATTTCCGGGTATTTTTCGGTTCTTCTAAGGATGGTTGAGTCAGCTACTTCAAGCAGCCTGGCAACCACTGACTGACGGGTGTTTGATAATGCCTGATGAGCGGTGGCCAGAAGGTGACGACCGATAAACGCAATGCTTCCTGATTTGCGTGATGTTGCGTGTTCCATTTCTTACTATCTCCATAGATTTAAATAGTTATGCGATCACCCTGTGGTGTCACATTGATTTTTGCCTGCGGTTAGGCTGGCGGCCTGATTGTTTAAAGAGCGGTGGTGATTACTACTTATGCTGCTTGAATATCACGACGACTACTTGGGAAGGGTTTAAGCTCTTCAGCCTCTACGCTTCCATCATCACTGATGATTACGGTGATGTTTCTCCCTGAGGACAGAGCTTTGCTGATAGCGCTTTGACGTACTCCAAACATCTCTGCCGCTTTCTCCTGTCCGTTTTGGGAGACAAAAATTGATAACGGTAAACGCTTCATGCATGCCTCCTTCATAGATGGCTTCATTATCACTAATAGTAATTAATTAGTCAACACCAATAGTGATTGGAGTTTATTCCTTGCGGTAATAAAATGAGATCATGAAAAAGAAACCACTCACTCCAGAGCAGATCGCAGACGCACAGCGTCTTAAGTCGATTTTCGACAGTAAGAAGAAAACACTTGGCTTGTCACAAGAGACGCTGGCTGAGATGTTAGGTATGGGGCAAAGCGGAGTTGCTCAGTTGTTGAATGGTTCAAATGCTATTGGCCCAGCCCATGCAGCAAGATTTGCTAAGATACTTGGCGTTAAGGTAGAGGAATTCAGTCCATCTTTGGCTCGGGAAATTGCTGAGATGTATGAGTCAATTAATACTCCATCACCTTCAAAGCCTCAATATAACTACCCACTTTATACCGAGGTACAGGCTGGCGCTTTCACTGAAACGGGCAGCTACACTGACCGAGATGCCAGAAGTTGGGTCGCCACGACTAAAAAGGCCAGCGACAAAGCTTTCTGGCTTGAAGTTGTTGGTCACTCAATGACAGCGCCGCAGGGCAGTAAGCCGAGCTTTCCGGAAGGCATGCTTATCCTGGTAGACCCGGAAGAAGACGTGGAGCCTGGTGATTTTTGTGTTGCCGGTATTCACAGTGACAGCGAAGTGACTTTTAAGCGCTTTGTATGGGAGGACGGTAAGCCATGGCTGGAGCCGCTGAACACCAACCCTCGCTATCAGAGCATGGAATGTGGTGAGTTTTGCCGCATCATTGGAAAGGTTGTTAAGGCCCAGTGGCCGGAAGAGACGTTCGACTAACCCCAGTGCCCGGAATCGAAGAACTGTAGTCGTGAGGAAGTTATGAAAAAACTGATAGTTCCAGCGTGTGAAGCGCTGGCTGTGATAATTGCTGTCTTCCTGGTGATAGTAGATTTCAAGCCTCTACCGTGGT